ACTCATCACTATCTGGAATTTCAATCTCGTTATCTGGGTTATTTTTACCCTTATCAGCACCTTGACCAATATCTAAGAAGCTTTCAGCAATTTGGTCAACCATTTTCATTATTTTATCCATCTTTGCTGGTTCTATTTGAATTGGGTTGATACACTCGATTCTTTCCTCACCATCAGTTGGTAGGAAAAATGCCATAGCATTTGCTTCTCTTTGTGTAATTGTATCATTTATATGCTCAGCGAATGGAGCCATTATCTCGCGATTAGCCATTAGTTCCCTATCTAAATAAAAAACTAACATTAGTGGGTATGATTTATTAATTTCTGACATTATATTTGATTTATCATTTCATTATGTTCCTCATAAGTTATATTCTCGACCTCTAAAGTAAAGTCCTCATTAGGCTTTTCTAACATATTTTGAACCTTCTTTAGTTCAACATAAACATCCCGTGCTGTGCCACCATTGGCTATGGTACATGATATTTTTACACCTTCTTTAGTTGTTAGGTAAATTAAATATTGAGGGATTACCTCTCTATCTGGATAATCAACACTTTTTAGATTATCGATGTGTTTTACTATTAGTTTCATTTAATTCAGTAAATAATTTTTTTGTTATGTTCCAAAGCTATTTAAAATAATCCAAAGTGTAAACAATAAAAAAGGTCTGACTTAAAAAAAGTCAGACCTTTGAATATAATTTAAAGTTATTTTTTATACAGTAACTGGTGCGTAACGCTCAGTTCCAATAACTTCCATCATCATTTTATATGGTGACAAATCTTTACCACCTAACAAACTTGATAATAAAGATGGGGAGAACCCAGACACCAAGGCTGTACCTTGTTTATCAAATTGAACTGGTTGATTGTCAGTTCTAGCATTTGTTTGCCAGTATACCAATTTAGGCATTTTATACCCAGCATCAGCATATTTCTTCTCAATCAATTCTTGAGCCGTAGGGTTCCACGTATCATTACTACACCCCCAACCTCTAGCACCACTTGCTTGGTCAAATTGCATATCTGAAAAGATAAGCAACATTGTTGGCATTTCACTCTCTGGTACATCACTTTGAATTGCCTTATTTAAAATAAGGTCAAATGTTGCTTCAATGTTTGTACTACCACCAACACCAATTCTTCTCATTTGTTCGTACCTTTCACCTAAGTTACCACCAAGTACATGTAAAGTTGGGTTAGTGTGGAAGTTAATCACCGAATTCTTAAATGGACCTTCATTTCTTTGAGAAACATATAACCCCATAGACATCGCTACGTGACCAGCATATAAATCTCCAGAAATTTTAGCTTCTGGCCAAAACATAGAACCAGAAACATCAACAACTGGTAATACTCTTTCTTGAGAATCCTCTAAGAAATCTGGAAGTGCTTCCCATTGTAAGTTCGCACCTCTTCTATCACCACTCATTAAATTCTTAAGAACGTCATATGGGAATAATGCATTAGCATTAATCTTAACTTCACCATTCTCAAGAGAATCTAAGTAATTTGTGAATCGTTCACCATCATTTATACCGAAAGCCTTCATATATCCAGACATAGCCTTTGAAGGTACATGTGAATACTTAATCTTATCCCACTCACCAGCACACATCTTTTGTTCGACTGTATTGGAAAGTTCAACAATTAACTTTCTGTATTGTTTTGGCGTTCTACCAAGGAAATTCATAATCATTTTAGACCATCTCCTATTTTCTTGGTTTTTACCGTTTGGTCTTGGCATCCACTTACCACAAAGTCCATCACCATCATTAAGACCTTTTGAAATCAACTCAAGAGCATCATTCTTCAATCTTGTATCAAGTAATACTAGAACATCTTCCCATCTCCCATATTCTGGAATAAGGTGTATATTCTTCTTCATAACAGCAGCATGGTTTTCAGCCATGTGTGTCATAATTTGCTTGAAAGTTTCTCTTTCACCAGCACCACCTCGAACATCTCTTGCCCAGAAGAGAATCTTCATAGCTGTTAATGGGTCTTCGGAAAATGCCTTAGCGAAAGCATCAATCTTTCTAGATTTTTCTTTATTTCTTAAAGCTCCTACTTTGGAGAATAAATCTACACAGTGGTTTAGTGTAGTTGAATGAGCACCCATACCGTTATCAGTTACAGTGTCATTTGTTCTAATTGCATCAACTAATTTTGTCATAGCGTTAAAGTTTTTTAATTAAATAATTTTTTATTTGAATTTCAGCGCAGTGCAAATATACACATAAATTTTTAAAATGGAAATGTTTTATGAAATTAATCAATAATAATTTCCTCAGTATAAGTATAACCATTAATTGTATTGTTAATATTACCACTATCAAATGAATCTGTAGTAAATATTTGACACATATGTTGGTTACCCGTTTCTTTAAATTTAACAAAAACCTCAATTGTATCACCTTCTTGAGTATTTTCTAAACCTATTCTGGTATCCGCAAATATTTTACCATTATCAGTGTTACCCCCAAAATAAACAGAATCGGTATATGTTGGTAATATTCCACTTGGAAAATGTTGAATGATTTGTTCTTCTACAACAATTAACGTTGAAATACCAGTTGTTTTATTAGTATATTCAATAGTATCAACCATACTATTTACATCACTACTAACACATGAAGCACATCCAATTTTGTAACTAACATAAAAACTATATTGAACATCAAATGGGTCCCAAGTACCAGTACCATTTGTTCCAGTACCATTTGTTCCAGTACCATTTGTTCCAGTACCATTTGTTCCAGTACTAGTTGTAGTTGGTTCATTTGGTTGTATTTCTTCTTTTTCACAAGAAGTTAAAAATAAACTTAAAACGGTAAATAAAAATAATAACTTTTTCATAACTTTTTTTGGTTTTTAATTAAACATATACAAATATAAGAATAATATTTCAATCTACCAAATGTTTTTCTAATAAATTTAAAACAATCTTACAATCGTTAATTGACATTTCACTTTTTACACACTCTTCAATCACTATATCAGTGTCTTGACCATTATTGATTTTAAATGTAGAAAAGAATTCCTCAATAATTTTTTTTCCATCTTTATCTACATCATCATAAGTATATAATAAATCTGTCACGTAATCATCTAAATTAAAATTCATATTATGTATTAATTAGTAAATATTTTCTTTTTTCAATCTTTTCTTCATTTAACTCATTCGAAATAAGTTCAAATGCTTCATCACATCTAGAACCTTCACATAAGTTATATGGACCAGTATTCATTTTTTGCCCATATATGCAATCCTCACACAATTCACACATACGTTCTTGATGTGTTTCCATTAAATCTATATAGTTCATAATAGTATGTGTTATTATTTTGGTAAAATTATCCCTTTATTCCTACTCCAAGTATTGACATACTTATCTCTATGATATCGACTTTTACCATGTTCGACTAAACCAACTTTATGTTTAGAACAATAATATCCCTTGGAGCCAGAGAAGTTATAATGTGGGTGTTTATCATGTACTTTAACCATATATTCATCTCTACGGTATTTAGCAATAATAGCAGCCGCTGCAATTGATAGGTACGTATTATCACCCTTCTCAACTAACTTATATGGTAAATCACTTCTATGTGGGTTGTATCGATTACCATCGATTAGTAACCATTCTGGTTCTTCATTCAAACCATCTATTGACTGTTTAATACAAAGGTCTAATGATGGTTGAGGTCCTAGTTCATTAATTTTGGAAGCTTGGACCGCAGTACAACTTACTGCAATGGCGTTTTCCATGATTAAATCATAAGCCTTCTGCATCTTTGTTTTGGACTTACAGATTAGTTTTGAATCAACTATTAACTCAGACTCGAAGTCTGGTGGTAGTATGACAGCAGCTGTTACTATTGGACCCGCGAATGCACCCCAACCAACTTCATCAACACCAGCGACTAATTTTAAGTTATTTTCTCTTGCGTAGTTTTTAAGCATACTGCAAAGTTAAATAAAAAGATTGGTTAATCCAAATCAAATTCAATTTTTGTACCTGTAGGTATAAATTTAACCAATGTACCTTCAACCTCAATCTCAATAATATCTTGATGTTCAAAACCATCAAGGTTACCGTTCATCTTAATATATAATTCTTCATCAACTTGTTTATGAGTTCTAATATCCAACTCATAAATTAATGTCAAACCTTTGGTTAAGATATGTTCATTGTTAACAATCTCGGAGACTGTTGCTATTATTTCATCATATGACATTTTAAAACTTAGTGAATATATTTTTAAAGAAATTACCTAGTCTTATATACCAAGGTTTCTTTATTATTTCTATTTTGGTTGGGTCTTTCAACATTTGATTACCCAAACCAAATTTCATTTCTTTAATTAACTTTTCTTTGGCTAATTGAGTTTTTTCTTTATGGGATTTTATATCAGCTTCAATTTCATCCTCAGTCTGTGGTTTTTCCATCGCTTCCTCTCGGTCTAAACTTTCAACTAACATTCTTTGATTAACACCATTTGCTGCTAGTACCTCATGGATACTCATATAACCTTTATCTAATGAATAATCTTCACCCTCTACATTTTTTTCACTCATAACTTTTTAATTAGGTCTTCTAATCTTGGATATAGCGGTTCTGGTAAATCATCAACTTTGAACCATCCCCAATCTATATTCTCATCACATAATGTAGGAATAAATTCTGAATCTGTAAAGCCTTTATAATAATAAAAATCTTTATCCCCATTATCAATAGACTCTTGGAAATCATATTTAATAATTTCTGGGTCAATACTAGTTTCCTCAGTTATTTCTCGTTTAAGACCATCGAACTCGTCTTCACCTTCATCAACTCCACCACTTATCATACCCCATGTTAATGGATTTGTAACATCCATACTTCTTAACATTAAGAAGATTCTACCTGTGTCTTTTGCTGTTACTATAACCCCAGCTGCTCTCTCTTTACTCATACTTTTATTTTATAAATATTGACATATTCAATCATATTTCATATCTTTATAAAAAAACAGAAATATGTTAGCATTATTAATTTTTATACTTGTCGCTTATGGTGCAAGTAACATCATGGTTTTCGGAACCATATTTTCTAAATTTAGAATTATAGTCGGAGTTGAATCTGAAAAACCAAACTTTTTTGGTAAATTGTTTGGATGTATGATGTGTCTACCATTCTGGTGGGGTATCTTACTGTCCTTATTTATGTATTCACCAACATTAATGACTGGTTTGATGGAAGATGTTGATGTCTTTGAACTCTTTACCATCAATAGTCAAGTGTTAGCCACATTCTTTGATGGTTGCTTAGCTTCTGGTAGTGTTTGGTTAATACATACATTACAAGAAAAGTTAGAATCATAAAAAAACCCCTTAATCGGGGTTTTTATTTTATGCATCCATTTTTTCCTCTATACAAACGGGGCACATTTCATCTGGCCCACATTTACAAATAACGGTTGGTTCCTTATATTCTTCTACCACAATCTTTTCACCCTTTGGGGGTAATTCAATTTCTTGGTTTCCAACTCTTTCGATAACTGGATTATTTGTGTTGGCTTCAACATTTGATGCACCATCTAAATCTTCTTTATCTTCCTCTTCAATTGACGAATCGTCAATTGTTTCATCAATCTCTTCTTTACTTAAATCTTCAATCGTTGAATCATCTACATCATCTATTTTAATTTCATCAAAATCATCTGGCATTGTATCAGGTACTAACTTTTCATTACCTAAAACAAACTTCATATCTTGTAATTTAGATAGTGGTGTTTTTCTGAATAATTCTTTGAGCTCTTCCGTTTTAACTTTTAATAGTTCATACTTCTTCTCTCTTTCAATGTTAATTTCAATAACCCTTTCAATAAAATCTAGAACATCATCAATACCCAAATCTTCTCTTTCAGTATAAATCATGTAATAATTACTTTCAGAATCTTCACCTTTAACCGCTTGGATTAATTGTGAGTCTGGAACTTTCCAACCGTTTTTAAAAACGGCATCTACTATTGAAACTCCATTTAGGAATCTAAATTGTAAAACATATGGTTGTAATGATTCTATCCTTTTTTGAATGTTCATATTAATTAGTATTTTTCGTCTGAATCTTCAAGTTTTGAATCTTCTGTTACGTCATTTTTTGAGATTAATTCTCTAAGTGATTCATTTTCTTTGATAACATTGTTTAACACATTTAACGCCATGCTAACACTTGCTGCCTCATTTACTGAATCAAAAATACCACCATTTCTAACTGATAAGTTTGAAAGGTTGGTTATTAGTTGTAATGCTTGTTCTGGATTCATATCTTAAAACTTTTTTTATATTGTTATACCAACAAAAATGCTGGATATTGCGAATGCTAGTGACAATCCTAACAATATTAGTGATGTGTTACCCATCCTATACCTTTGTGGGGCATCATCATTTGATTTAACCCATGCTTGTATGAAATAGTAACCATGTCTTACCACATTTAAAAGTGATAAGACATATATAATTACTAATATTTTATTAACAATGTCTATTAACATTATTTATCGTTTTCTTTGTTTTTTGCTGAGATTTCAAGTCTTAGCTCTTGAGCCACCCTCTTGATTTCTTGTAAACCTTTTCTTACTCTGACTCCAGCAGCTTTAGTACCTTTTTCAAAGAACTTTTCATTATCAGCTTCAATTGAGCCAATTAACTCCTTTAATTCATTCAGTTTTTCCATTTTCTTCTTTATTTATGTCTTTGTTATTTATCATTGATGGCATATAGCTTTTCCATTTACCAATCATTAGGTCATTCACCGCAACATCTTTAAGTGTAACCTTTATTTTATCAACTTTTTCTGGAATTGGTGTATCTGAATTAATAAGTCGCTCCAACTCTTCTTCAAGTTGAACCCTGTCATTAACTAAGTCACCTAATACGATATTAATAATATTTTCCGCTCCCATAAAACTATTATACTACTCTTTTATAAGAAATAAATACTAAAAATCAAGTTTTTTACCATTTTTAAGGGATTTTTCGAACATATTGTACACTTCTACGAATGTATCTACGTCTGAACGGGTTTTACTAATTTGATAATTAAATATATATTTCCACAATTTAATAATATTCGGCTCAATAGATGGATTAGTCTTCTTTTCTTTAACCGAATAGTATACTTCTACCATAAAGTTTAAAAAATACTCATATAACTCTTGGTTATGTCCAAACTTTATACCCTCAGACATAAAAGAATCAACAGTCTTATCCCAGCACCATTTAAAATGATTTAATTTACCTTGTTGATTGGTAACATCATCACCCATATAGGTGTCAAATACTAATGTGACTAATGATAATACAAAGTCACAATATAAATCACACCTCTCAAACATTATAAATTCTGAGTTATATATGAGGTCGATACTAGTCCTACTTAATGGATTACTTAAATAATTCAAAAAATCTTCTTTATTTTCTAATTCACTCATGGATTAACTATAATCAAATTTTGAGCAAACTAAATGTTATTTTAATGATTTTAGCATTTCAACTAATTCTTTTTGTGGAAAACAGTCAAATTTGTCTTTTCTAACATTTGTATGTGTCCATAAACCGAACACACGGGCATTATAAGCATCGCTATTGTATCCAAATGCCTCAGCTGGGGTATTTGACTCTAATTCCTCTATTAAGCCCTTACTGATGTCTATAGTTGGGTATACATCCTTAACGTGTAAGATTAACTTTCTAAGACTCTCAATTTGAGCATCAGAATATTTGTGCCAATACCTATAACCTCTGAATTTATATCCTAAGTCAACTACTTGTTCACTTGGAACTTCTGAATTAACATAGTTGTAATATTTGTCACCTTTCTTTTTAAGGTATCCAAAATTATTCAACTCAATACCTACTGAATATTTAGATGCTTCGAAATTACCTACTTTACCTAAATGCCAACCAATATACCCATCTGGAATACATTCAACAACGGTACCATCATGTTCCGTCTCACCTTTTATGTTCAAACCACCGATTACATATTGGGTCCCAACACGACCTCTTGTATCTGTATTCCATGAATTAACCACATTATAAGGATTGTCCCACCCAGCGGTGTGGTGAATGAATAAGTTCTTAGGTTCTATCTTACCATAATCTCTTACAAATTCATCAGTATCTAAATAAACCCTATCAATCTCTAAACCATTATCGG